GTCAGCCTTGGGCCATAATGTTGTTTTATAGGTCATATTTGACCATGTTTTTATGCCTTTAATGAGACTTTATCGGTCAAATCTGGGCTATAAATGACCGATATATAGCCCAGACTGACGGAGTTTACATTAATTGCGTCACTTAACTGACGGAATTTAGGATTTGTTTCTCAATGCAGTGAAATGTTTTCTTACTCTGGAGAACCTTGCGGAGTATGTCTTTGCATTCCTTTTCGGATAGGGCAGGATTATTCAGGAGTTCTCGTACATCCTCTATGGTCCACATTCCTGGAGGTCGAGTTATGTACCGTTCAAAGAGTGTCATTTTAACCAGGAGTAATACTTCAGTGTCTTCTCTTCTCTATCGGCTAATCCGTGTGTTCCTCCATTGATTCGTTTAGTCATAGCCAAGATGGTGTCCTTATTGACCCCCTTGTCTGCTATGTCCCATAACTTGTTTCTATCGAAGAAGAAGATGGCGGATTCAAAAGACAGTTCTTCTGAGACCCGATCAGGATTAGTCATAATGGTCTGGTCATTCAAGTGGTTAGCAAAGTTCTGGTAGTTCTGCTTACCTGTCAATTGCACAGCACCACGACCACGGTACTTCCACCCCTCACCGCTAGCAGTGTCTCCATTACCCATACGAGAGGCATATACTACATTCGCAATCTTTTCGGGGTTACGAGCATAAGCTGTAGCATCACGACCTGCGTTCTTGAAATACTTAGGGAATATCTTATTCAGTCCATCGGCTGAGTAATTAAGGTTCTCGCTAAATACTTTAAATCCGCCTGTTTCATGTGCAGTCTGTGCAAAGAAATGTGCGGCACGCTCTGGGGTCATCTTGTAATAAGCCATTGCGGCTTTCAATGTTCCAGGTCCGAATGCTCCATCGGCTGTTACCCCTATTTTAGATTGTAATGCTTTTAAGCTCATAATTTAATTTATTATTTGTTTATGTATATAGTGTCTCCTACCTTCATACGCTTATTGGTACGATAGGCTATCTGAGTCCCAACCTTATACTCGTACACAGGATCAAATTGCAATGTGCTAATCTTACCTGCTGGTATTACTTTAACCTCCGTTACTACCAAAGGGTATTGGTATAAAACTATTTCCTTGTCTTTTGCATTGTACAAGGCTGCTGCCACCAAAAAAACGAAAAACCCAAGTATGGCCAAACTTCTCATAGCGTTATGACTAACCACCTGTTTAAAAAACCTATGGAGATTTCGTAGTGACCGAATAACTCCTTAGTGTGAGTAATGGCAATTGTGGGGATCAGATACAAAGAGCCCCACTGTTTATGTATTTCTATTTTCATATTCTATTTCTTTCTTGACATCCTCCCAATAACGAACAATTGATTCTAAGTCAATCATTCTTCCTTTTTCTATTTCTCTTAACTCTCTTAGAATCTCCTTCACTACGAATAGCATTATCTGATCCGCTTGCTGATGTGTCATCTGAAACCCAATCTGTTTCACTGCCATCTCCAGTCTGTGTGTTTCTATCTTCGGTGTCATTATTTGTTTTATGTTTAACTGCTTCCATTATGGCGTATACATCTGTCATAGATACGCTCGTATCTCGAAGACAATCGCCAGTCTCTACAAAATTAATAGCATCTTCCACAGTATTTGCATCAACAGGATAATTTTTCATAGTCCCGTTTCTGTTGACTTGTGTTAAAGACAATAAATCTTGCCTCATAGCCCACACGAAAGTCTTCATATAACGCAAGTACTGCCTGGCTTCAATTTTCGAGTTCATATATGGTTTCAAATATACGGTAAGCAAGTTGAGGAACTATGGCATTGCCATAACCCATTATGCTTTCTTTTCTCCACTTTGGAAAGGTAAGTCCGTCCAATTCACTGGGAAGCCCATCATCTCCGCTACAAAGTGGGGATTTAATTGGGAAGTAGTCCCAAGCTTCGGATGGTCCACCTTGTTGGGGATAAACATAGTCATCTGTTTCAAAGTCATCTGGAGATTTACGTTCTTCTCCTTGTGCCTCTGAGACCGAGCCAAGTATGTCTCTGGCATCACTGCCGTGTTCCAATCGTATGCGTTCGGAGTCGGCAGCATTCCCAAACTTGCTTGTCCGCTCAACATATTCGCTGTTCCGTCCGAACGGAGTTGACCCTTCCAGTCCCCCGCTATCGGAGTTGGTAGCATTGAGTTTATCTTCTGCCCCAAAGAGTAGCCCCTCGTCACTCCTATCGATGGTGCGTCCTTGCCGTTTCCAATCGAATCCTTCCAATCCCTCGCATTTGGTGTCGGTATGATTCCCCTCTTGTAAATGAACCCGCTCGCTACTTCCTGTGCTAGAGTTCCGCTGTTCCCGAACTTCTGCTCCTTCTTGCTCAACCTCTCGCTGTATCCGTCCATCGCTGCGGGTGTCTTTAGCAATAAAGTAAACCCTGTCTCGCTTGTGCGGGGCATTGATGCTGACAGCTGGAAGTATGAACGCCCAGCATTCGTAGCCTTCACTTTCCAAGTCAGCACACACCTCCTCGAAAACCAGTCCTTCCGACCAACTAACGATTCCACGAACATTCTCCCCCACGACATATCGGGGTCGTATCTCTCGAATTGCTCTAACCATGTCGGGCCAAAGATGCCTTTCATCTTCTTTTCCCATCCTTTTTCCAGCGTGGCTGAAGGGTTGGCAAGGAAACCCACCTGAGAGTACATCGATTTTTCCTCTCCAAGATCTAAAGTCAGTTGTTTTGATGTTTTCATAAGAAACGGCCTCTGGCCAATAATAACTACATATTTTTCTGCTAAACGGATTGATATCGCAGTGGAACTTATTCTCCCATCCCATCCACTCGGCTGCCAAGTCAAATCCACCTATTCCGCTAAATAAACTACCGTGATTCATAATATTCTCTTTTAATCCTCTCCGCTATCTCCATTGCCTCCTGGTAAGTCTTCATCGTCTTCCGATTCCCAAATTCCCATTGCTGATGACAAAGCATGCAATAAATCATGAAGTTGTCCTTGTGGTGTCTGAGACCCGGATAACTCCCCTTTGATACTATATGCGAGATGAACATCGGACTGAAGCGTGGAAGATGTAACCCACACTCCTGGCAAGTGTGAGTACGAGACTCCCACATGGCCCTGTACCAATCCATATCCTTCGACTTCTTTGCCATTGGATCTATACGATACGGAATATTCTTGTTCCTTTGGCATTGGGTCTCCAAGTTACTTTTGCGACATTAGATTCCAAAATTACATTATTACCCATATGACTCTTGATAAAGTTTGCAGCTTCTCTTCTTTCATCATCCAAATTTGTAATCTGTGAACTTCTCTCCTTGTACAAAGCAATCCATTCATCTATGTCCTCATTGCTGCGAATAGTATTCTCTTCGGGATTGGCGAACTTTTCGTTCAAGAACTCTGCGTATGCTTCCGTTCCATCGGGATCCGGAGCAAACTGATCGTAGTCCTCACCCTTGGCCATGTATTCCCTACCAAGTAAGACTCGCTCCCAAAATTGAGCAGTTACCGTTTCTATGGAGGCAATAATCTCTTCGTCTCTCTCAAACTTGTGAACCTTTATTGTTCTTCCGTCTTCTAATGCTACGATGTATCCGTACTCTACTCCGAGACCCATTAGATAGGTTTGCAATTGCAAGTAGTAGGAGGGCGGTAACCCACCCTGCCATTGCTTACTTGCCCAACCGCTAATAGTCTTAATCTCAATAATGGCTTCAACATTATTCAAATTCAAATGACCATTTCGGATTCGGAGATTACTTGCACAGATCTGCAAACGGTCTGGAGAGAAAAACAAATGAGGATACTTCTCGTTAACAATATACCCAATAGGCTCATACAAGGTTCGCACCTTCTTACCCTGGGAGTGGTTAGAAATCATTGTGGCTTCATCCTCTTCCCAATATTCAAAAATATTGGCAACAGTCTGTTCCAAGATAGTTCCCATAAACATTGGCATATTTTGCACTTGTTTTTGTGGAAATGCACCTATTTTTTGGTAATACAATTCGGCTGCGCTCTTGAAAGAGTTAACACCCATAAGCGTACCAATCTCACTAGCTCCTAATCCGTTCTCACGGAAGTTCAACCACTCTTGATACGACTTATCCTTATCTATTTGGATTATCTCAAGACCCATTGCTCAAAAACTTCTGCTGTTTCTAAAGTGAATTTCTGTAACTCTTCCAAAGAAAATTTTCTATCTAAACGAGGCATAACAGAATCCGTGAATTGGATTGCCGCCTTCAAACTTGACTGACGGATAATAGACAGTTGTTCCTGCCCATAGTGTTTCATATGGACAGGTTCAACTTTTTGTGCAATCTTATCAGCCAAAACAGAATTGTTAATTCCTCTTGCCATTAGAAGGGCAAATCATCGTCTTCAACATTGGCATTGTGTGCAAAATCAGCAACAATGTCTTTTTCTACAGGTTTACCCAATTTATTAACCAACTCGTTTACTTTGTCTATACGGAATGTTTCAACCTCACTCCAATCTACAGAAACAAGTTCGCCCTTTTTGTTGTAAACTTCTTCGGGATCCGGCATACCATCACCCTTTTTAAAAGCCCACTTAATAACCTCACCGCCTTGTTTCAAAAACAAAGCAGCACGCTTGCGGTCATTCTCAATTTTCAAAGAGGGAATAAATTCTACCTTCTGATTCAAATCCAAATTAGGAGAACAATGAGCAAAAGCAATAAAGTAAGAACTTTGCTTTGCCGATTCCCCGCCTTTAATTTTGATTTGCAACTGGTACAATTCATCATCCATCAAGTCAATGCACAAATCTGTGCCAAACTTGCCTTCTCGTGTACTTAAACCTACAATCTTACCTTCTACGGAATTGTAAAGTGTCCATTCCTCGCCTTGTTTGCGAGCGATCTTACCGTCACGAATAGTGAGATAAGTTTTCTTTCCTTGTGTTTCTTTTAAAGCCATGTTTTTAACTATTAAACAATGCGAATATAATAGAATATTTTGTACTTACAAATTTTTTTTGTAAAATTGTATGTAATTATGAACAACGAACTTAAAGAACGAGTACTTGAGTTGAAAGGCAAGTTAAAGCGTGGTGATATGGCCCGTATTGTCGAGCGTGTTGAAATCTTCGGAATTCAAAAATATGATGTTTACAATATCCTAAACGGAAAGTCTTTGATTGATCAACAAAAGTTGATTATCGTAATGAAAGAAGTCAAACGCTGTATCGATGAGAACGAAAGATACCTGAAAGAGTTTGAATTGAAAATTTCCGATATATGACTTCTGATGAACTCGACAAAAAAATAATCGACATCAAAAAAAGAGGACTTGCTAATTTTGTTGAGAATCAACTAATTAAAGAATTAAGAAGAGAGTTTTATGAGCAAAAAGTACAAAAAAACATACGGAGTATATCGGATAGATTCAGGAGAAATATTCTATTTCTCAACAAAATCCACGGAGAAAATTGCTCGGCTGGAAAAATTAAAGAATTTATGGGGATTGATGTTGAGCAAACCTTCAATAAAGTACTCTATGAAGAGAAATCTCTTTACTCTTTGTTCCAAGCGTCCTTAGCATCGGAGTTCTTTGGGCTTCCGACCGAACTTATACTATTTACTGATTTAGAAGCTAATGCTGAACTTATCAAACGAGAATATCCTGCTCTTTTCAAACAAAGTCGAAATTAAACCGCTATCAGTAAACCAATGCTGGCAAGGCAAACGATTCAAGACAAAAGAATACTCTGCCTACGAGAAAGAAGTTCTCCTAAAACTCAAGTCTCACAAAATAACCATAGACGGTCCTATAGAACTTAATCTAATGGTTGGCTTGTCCAATATGGCCTCAGACGCAGACAATGTCGTAAAACCATTCGTAGACATCCTACAAAAGAAATACAAATTCAATGACAAGTACATCTTTCGTTTAGTTGTTGAAAAAATTTTGGTGGCCAAAGGTGCTGAATTCATTGAGTTCTTTATGAAATCTTACGAACCAAGTCACTATGTTGTTGCAAAAAAGAAAAACACGATTTAATATTGTATCGCAGTCCGGTTGTAATGGGGGTACTGTTACGGAACAGCCTGGTGAGTAAAAGCAAAAAAATGAGCTTTACGGAGTCAAGCCTGCCACCTGACCACTTTTTTTTTGAAAAACTTTTGGGTTTTTTAAGGAAAGGGGGGAAAGGGGGGTATGGTTTATCTTCTGGTTCCGTAAAGCAATGCACACTGACATTAACGATAGTAAAGGACTTAATATAGTTAATTCTTTAATTTATTTAATTCTAAAACTAAAGGGCAAAAATGGCCCTTTCTTTTTTTAAGGAATTTTCTTAAATTTGTACAAATGGCGTTTACTATTACAAACCAGCCAAACCAGTTTTTGCCAGAAAGTGAGAAAACTCGTGTTTGGTACAAGCAGAACTTGCAGTTCGTTATGTCGCACTTCAACAAGCGTCATGATCGTATCTCTCGTGTTCGCAAACAATCTGACCTGGAGAATCCTATTGATGAAGTGGTGCGTATGTTCACCTACTATTTGGGCCGTCAATACAACAAAGATTATTACTACACAACCCAGGACCAAAACAATTGCGATTTGCCAACGGTTTGGATTAATGGTCAGAAAGTAACTTCTTTGGTTGACTATATGGTTGGTAATGCCATCAAAATGATTGAAAACATTGACCCAAGTGTTAAATCTCAATCTCAAGCTGCTATCAATAGAAAAACTCAAATGCTTGAAGATGCTATGTTGCGATTCAACGCTCCAGAGTTAGTCCAAGCTATGAATAGGTATGGAATTGATTTCCGTCCTATGGGCGAACAAGGTAATCAATTTGAAACGCCTGAAGAAGTATATCGATACATGGAGAATGACTATCGTGAGCAAATTGAAGAGTTGGCTCTTAAAATGGCAGAAGACATTCTCAATCGTAACAATTTCAAGGAGAAATACAAACAAGCATTCTTGTATACCCTATTGGGTGGTTATGTTGGTGTTGAAAACAGAATCGAAAACGGAAAACAGTATTTTGATATTATCCTTCCTCATAATCTGATTATTGATAGGGCGAAAGATGATGACTTTAATTCTGAGGCCCGTTTTGTAGGAAAAATTGATTGGTTGAACATTACCGATATCATTGAGCGTTATCAAGACTCATTGACCACAGAGGAGATAAAAGAACTGAAAGAAATCAATACTAACAATTTGTATCAGTTGTTAGATTTGACTACTCACCCATACGCAACTAACTGGGCATTCAATGTTAACAATCTGCCTACTTTGGCTTGTGTTACTGGATATTGGGTTGGAATGAAAGATTTGGGTTATGAGAAATCCAAAGATAAATTTGGAAATACGCATTACTCAAAAATTCGCAATGGTCGTAAAGGAGAGTTTTGGACAAAAACAATCTACAAGGCTACACTCATCGGCAACAAATATGTTGTAGATTATGAAGAAGCCACAAACATTGTTCGTAAAACAGATAACCCAGGCGATGTCATATTGCCATTGCAAGTCTTTTTGCCAAATATGGTTATGGGTGAGAACAGATCTGTAGTAGCTCGTTTGCACCAACACCAAGATCGTATCGATTACATCACCAATGAAATTACCAAAATGATGAATCGTGCAAAAGGTAAAGTATATCTGATTAACAAACAAAAATTAGGTACTTCTACCGCCAAAGATGTTATTTCTGATTTTGAGCGTATGGGTATTCACATTACAGACGGATCCGCAACTGGAGAAGAATTTGTAAATGGACAAGATGCTCGCTTGGTTGAAGTAGTTGATATGACTCTAGACTCTAATGTTCAATTGCTTGTTAATCTTCGTCAAGAAGAAGAACGATTGATGGAAGAAATCGTAAGCATTCCAAAAATTGCATTGGGTCAGCAATCAGGATATGTAGGAGCAAAAACTCAAGCAGGTACTATTGCTCAGTCTAACTTAGGAACTACTTACCTATACCAAGGTTTTATTAAGTTTATTGAAAAGCAATTATCGTTTGCTGTTAATCAATTTAAAGTGACTTTGATTGACGAACCCGAAACAACTATTCCTGTAGTTGGAACTAGAGGCAAAGAATATTTGAAATTAACCAAGGAATTTCAGATTGAAGAACTTGGTGTGTATTTAAAAGTGAAAGACTTCATTGATGATTCTGCTCGTGAGCGTTTGTTGGGTATTGCTCAAGCTGCTATGCAGAATCAAGTGTTGGATTTCTTGGAGTATCTTCAAATTGAAAAATGTAAAACATATACTGAACTTGAAAATCAGTTGGAGTATACATTGAACAAGAAGAAGCGTGATGCTGAAAAACAACAGGCTATGATGCAAATGATGCAACAAGCACAAATGGAACAGCAAATGGCTCACCAACAAGACCAACAGGCAATGAAAGAACAAGGTGCAAACTATAGAGCAGAAGTTGGAGCAGATGCACAATTGGCAAAGCAAGAAATGCAAGGCCAACAAGCACAAATACAACAACAAATGCAATAATCAAAATAAAGTTGTAACTTTGTTTAAAGTTTTTTAATTTTAAAAATAAATATGAGCGAATCATTTTTTACCGAACTTGCTGACCAACTAAGAAGTCAGACTCCTATTGCAACTGCCGAAAAAGCAGTTGAAACTCCAGTTGTTGAGCAACAAGAAGTTGTCGAAGAACCTGTAGCAGAACCTACGGTAGAACCTGTACAAGAATCTGTACAAGAGCCAATAGAAGAAAAACAATGGTGGGAAGAAGAAACCCAAGAAACCATTACTGCTCAAACTAAAACAGAAGAAAAAGAACAAACCATTGATTTAGACGATGATTTGAAACTTTTGATGGAGTATAAAAAATCTGGAAAAACCTTAAATGATTTTGTCAAAGAATATCAAATCCAAGATTTGAGCAAATTGACAGATGAACAAATCGTAAAACAGGGGTTGAAAGATTTTATGAATTTAAGTGACGAAGAATACGAACAAGCTGCTGATGAGTTTGATAGTGCTTCGTTCTTCCAAAAGAAACAATGGGCTGAATCGTTTAGACAGCGTTATGAAGAGAAGAACTCGAATAAACTGAAAGAGTTGACTAGTTCTAATCAACAAGCCGCTGAACAACAAAAAGCCGTTGCTGAAAAATACAATAGCGAACTTAACGAATTTTCTCAAGCTATGGTAAACAAAGAGATTTATGGTTTGAAAGTTACAGACGAAATGTCTAAGGACTTGAAAACATTTATCGACAAAGAGTTTAGCCTGCAAAGACAAGACGGATCGTTTGATATTGAAAAGATGTATTCCATTGCTCTATGGTTGAAATATGGAAAAGATCTTGTAAAAGCCAATGTGACCAAAGCTCGTAATGAAGGAAAGGAACAAGTAATTAAAGAAGTTTCTAACCCATCTAAAAATATGACGAGTGGAGGTCGTGCCGTTGGTTCTGGTCTTGAGGCTGCACAAGAAGCCTTTAATACTCTGTTCCAGAGTTAAACTGGAAAAACAAAAAAAAGAAAATAAATGTCTACAATCTCTAACCTGCCTTTGAGCCAATCTCTTTTGCTGAAAGGTTTGTCATTGCCTAATAAGATGGCAATGGTTTATGCCCAAGATTACGGGTATAACGTTTTGACTCAGTTGACCTCAAAATTGGCTTCTTCTATTTCTAGCCCTCAGGCTAAAGTAGAAATTAGTTCTTTGGGTAACTTGGGTGTTTACTCTAAAGTTTCTGCTGCACCTTCTACTTTTGGTACTGGTTTGGAAGTTTCTTTGAATGATGTAACTAAATTCCGTATTGGTGATATCGTAGCTGATGCTAATTTGGTTCAAGGTATTGTAACTAATGTAAACTATGGTGGAAATACTATTACTATTGCTCCTCATAGCGTTGCTGCTTTGAATAATGCTACTCATTTCCAACCTGGAATGTCAGCCAAGCGTTTCTTTGATGCTTCTGCTAACCGTTCTTCTACTGGTAAGAGCACTTTGAACTATACTCCTGATACCGATTTCGCTTTGACTTCTGTAACTCGTGAATCTTCTCACCAGTCACGCAGAGATCGTATTGCTTCTTTCGTTAAATGGAATGGTGATTTTTGGTGGCGTTCTTATGATGATTTGACCTTGAAAGCGTTCGCTAAACAGTTGGAGTATAAATATGCTTTCTCTGAGCGTGCTATCAAACAAGGACCTATGGGTGAATACTACACCACTGGTGGTTTGCGTTGGTCTATCATCAACAATGGCGGTTCTTACTTGTCTTTGACTAGCGAATTGACCCAAACTGTCTTCAACGATTTCTTGGAGCAAATGGTTCGTGTATCTGCTGAAGGTGGACGTAAATTGGTTGCCTTGATGGGAACTGCTGCTTTGGCTCGTTTGCAAACTGTATTGGGTGATTACATCAAATATGCTGGTTCTGCTAATACCTTGGGTGGAACTGCCGTAACTGGTTTGAACGTTATGAAGTATGCCTATGCTGGTATGGAAATTGAATTTGTTCGTTGGTCTTTGTTGGATGACGAAATGTTCCGTGGTGAACTTTCTGCTATCAATGGTAAGCCTAAAATGAGCAATTCTATTTATTTCATCGACTTGACTCCTGTTCCTGCTGCTGATGGTAGCGGTACTATTGCTACTTTGCAGAAGTATCACTTTAACAATGATGAATTGATTGCTAACTATGTTCCAGGTATGATTGGCTTGGAGTCTAGCGATCCTTCAACCGTTAAAGCTACTTTGAGCGGTGGACAAAGCGTATCTTTGGGTACAAGTGACGTTGATGGTGTTGACTTCCACATCTTGTCAGATTGTGGTTTGTATGTTGTTGCAGATCGTTGCGGTCTGATTGAATTCGCTATCTAATTATTTATTATTATGTCACAATCTATTAAATACTATTGTATTCCTGGTACTGCTGGTACTGCTACTGCTGCAACTGAAGTTACCAATAAGGGTGGATACTTGAATCTTGCTGGTCAAGCTGCTACTATTCAGCCTGATGCTTTTAAAATGTTTCCTATTTCTTTGACCGCAGTCAAAAACGGAAATTACAAAGCATATGCTGCTGAGGTTTTGCGTATTGTTACTATTACTCCTACTGCCGTTGCTGGTGGCGAGTATCGTGTAACTTTGAGTGCTGAGAAAGATGCTTTTGATACCAATTTGCCTAATGAGGTTCAAACTACCTTTACTCACACTGCTCCTAGTGGTGCTACCGCTACAACTATTGGAGATGCTTTCCGCACTGCTATCAACAACCATCCTTTCTGGAACACTCGTGTTACCGCTTCTGGTACTACGACTTTGGTTTTGACTGCTAAAGCTGGTTATCCCATCTTTACTGCTGGTGTAGGTCAATACATGGCCGCTGTCTATACTACTGGAGGCTCTAAGGTTTCTGGTGGTACTGGTGCTGCTTTGTTGGCTACTGGTAATTTCAATAGCGTAAATGGTTTACCTGTTGGTGGTTCTAATTATAGTGTAATTGCATTTGAAAGCAATTCTGGCTCTAATTCCGTTATCAGCGGTCAAGGAGATGCCGAACTTATTTACATCTATTTCTTGGAAGCAGGAAACAACACAGGTATGGCTACTGGCTTGAAGAATGTTTTGGTTAAGTAATTAATTTAGTTTTGTTAAAAAAAAGAGAGGTCATAATTTTATGGCCTCTTTTTTTGTCTGTGTAAATAAAATAATTTATATTTGTAAAAAGAATTATGAGAATCAAAGCACAATTAATCCCCCAAAGAACCCGTGGTAATATTACTATAGTAGGTTCTTATCGTGACCGCAGAACTGAAAGAGAGTTGTATCTTTTGACTAGCGGTCGAAAAGTAGTTAGCGTTTTAGATGAAAATGATCGTGTTTTTCAACACAATTTTGAAAGTGGTTATCCTTTGGAACTATCTTTGGATTTGGATGATTTTCAAGATAAAGCTGTAGTAGATTTTTGGAAAAACCACCCTTTGGTAAATACAGAAGGATATACTAATCCAAACTTGGTTTCAGAACAATTTGTTTTTGAAATTAAAGAAGAAAAGATTCGTGTTGAATATGAGACTTTGATTTCAAAGTTGACTTGTGTTTCTCAAGTTACTGCAATGAATGACCAAGAACGCAAGAACTTGGCTTTTGCTTTGGGCTCTGACCCTCGTGGTATGAATTCACAAGAAGTTTATTTATCGCTTATTGGTTTGACATTGAACGGTATTGCTATTGCTAAACGTGGAATGGTGAGTAATTTCTTGAGCGTTCGCAGTGCAGAGCGTATTGCTACGGTATATGCAAATAAAGCAATTCATTATAAAATTATTAGACAAGAAGGATCCGTATACAAAATTGGAGGTCGTAACTGTGGAACTACCATTGATTCTGTGATTTCTATGGTTATGTCTGATAACGATTTGTTTGAAAACTATATCAAACCCGAAGTAGACAAAATTGATAAAGATGAGTTTGCACAAGTAGAAACAATTGGCTCTGCTCAATTGGAGATTCCAAAAGAAATTCTTGATATTCTTCCTGTAACAAGCGCACGAGAAAAGAAAAGAGTAAGTAAAACAACTGAAGAATAATAGAAGGAGGGCTGAAAGGCCCTCTTTTTTCTTTATTTGATTTTTTGTATATTTGAGTAAATGACTGGTGCACAATTTTGGTCATACTTACAGCAAAAAATTGATAAGGCTTATTCGGCATATCTAGATAACGCAAAGGCAAATGCACTCATCAAAGAGACAATGCAGCGTTTGGTAGATAAGTATTGGCGTAAAGAGTCTTTAGAGGTTGATGCTGATGAGATGATGCCTTTCTTAATTAAGGAACAGAGCGTTATTCCTGTTGCGGGTATTATTAAAATCAATACTCTTCTGCCCAATTATATGCATATTATGTATATGACAGCACAATACGAGGAATCTTTTAGTGTTAGTGCGGTTAGTGGAACTACATTGACTTCTGCAAATCATACCCTTCGTAAAGGAGACTCGGTTAAATTTGGTGCTACCTCATACACGGTTGCAAAGGTAAAAGGAGATACATTTGATTTGGGCACTTCTGGTTTGTCTACAGGGACATACAAGCGAGTTATTGTTCGTGATGTAAAACAACAGCAATCTGATCGTAAAGGAAGCCCTTTTCATAAGGCAAGTAAAACTACTCCTCGTTTTGAACCACAGAACGATGGAACGAGTACTCCGAAATCTATCAAAGTTAGCCCGTCTACTGATTTGATATCTGTGAAAGTAGATTACGTTCGCACTGCACCTTTGATTATAGATGTTACAAATACATCAACAACTTTGGAAGATTACTATTCAAGCAAGTTTCTCTATCGTTTGATGGATGAATGTGTGTTGAGTTTTGGGGCTCAGACTAAAGACCCAATGACTCGACAAATGGCAGCACAAGATATAATTGAAAATCCCTAATGATTCTTTTGTCACAAATAATAGATGAAATTCGTAACGATCTCAATAGCGGAATGGGTTATAATGACAGCCGCTTTGATGATGAATACTTGGAGAATAAAATTCATACTGCTCGTGCTGCTTTGATTGCACAGCGTATGATGAAAGTTGGAAAATTCATCAATGACGCTTGGGTTCAAACTTTGGATATTTCATTTGTTAATCGTGATACAGATTGTGATGTTGTAGAGTTTGAATGCCCCAATGTAATCTCTACCGGAAGTGAAAACGATGGTTTTGTATATGTTGGTCACAACAATGGTCTGAAACCATTTCCAAGAATTCGCAAAGGTTATTCTACACTAAGTCAACATTCTATTTTTTCTCAAAAGAAAGAAATGATGTGGGATTACAAACATTTGGAGCAGAACAGAATGGTTTTGCAGTTTTATAATAACAACAAGTTGGAATATGTTATGGTTCGTGCTATGTTCAACAATCCAATTGAGATTCCAAATTTTGATAAAACAATTGACCATTATCCAGTTGATGCAAGTTTGCAAAGAGAAATCGTAGATTTTATAACTGCTGATTTGATTAGAAAAACACAACGCCCTGTAGAAATCACAGGAACTAACCAAACTGAAATTCCTAGATAATGAAAATACAAGATGTTATAGCATCTGCTTGTGAAGAATTGAATTGCAGTTACGAAGCAAATGCTTTGTGGTTTGAGGTTTTAATTAATCAAGCTGTGCGTTCTCATAAGACAAGCAATAAGTTTCAAGTAAAAACTGTTGAAGAAAAAGCAATGGATTTCAAAGTTCAATTGCCAAAAGATTTCAGCAAGTTAATCAATGTTTTCTTGTGCTCTGCTGGAGAAATATATTGCCCCGATATTGATTTTACTATTCAAAACGATTGTATAGTTTTTGATTCTAATTTGGGTATGTCAGATGGAACAAAAATTGGCATCAAATATTTGGGTTTGAAAACAGATGATGAAGGAACATTGATACTTCCAGATGATTGGGAGCGAATGCTTGTAGCATATATTGGATGGAAATACAGCAGACGATATGCAAGAGAATTCGGAGTTGCAATTATGCAGAACTATCAGCGTGAATATCAAACCCAAAAATTAGCCAACGTCTAATGCAAGTAAGAGTAACTCCTTCTGGTTTTATGGACAAGGATACCGATCCGCAATATGTCGGTAAGGGTAACTATGTTGATGCTAACGATATTCGTCATCGTCAAACAGATGGTGCAAATTTTGGTGGCATTATGGGGGTCAAGGGAAATAGTTTGCAAATTACTATTCCTCAAGCAGCTGCTACAACAAAACTTTATCGTGTTTATGTAACTGTATCTGGACTTATAAGTGGTGGTGGAGTTCCTGCTGATGATAACAGCGGAAAAATTGTTTATGAGGATACATCAGGAACAAAAACAATAGTTAATGCTGTTGCTGATCAAAACCAAACCCTTCTCAATTATTCAAATGCAATAAAGGGGCTTATCTTAGCTGCCGGAGGCGGTGGAACTGCGTTTACTTTTACTTCTCTTACAAGCATAACTTCAACATATGGATATTTTGAGTTCTATCAAAACTCCATAACAGACAACAACTATGTTGTTTATCATATAAGTGACCCAGGGGAACGAGATTTGTGTACTATTACATTAATTCGTGACTACATCAGTGCTAATGTGGACTTTACCGTTATTGGTTCTGCGGAATTCCAAGAAGATTTGTTTGTGTTTTCCGCATCAGAAGATGTAAACCATCCAACGGGCCTCAGACCAGTAGGAGAAATAGGAGTCATATACTACGATAATGCAAATGATAGTTATAGTTATACTCGTTTGCTGAGAACAAGAGAGTTAGATTTCCGCAGAGAAAATCGTTTTGAGATTGAAGTAGAAGTAATTGGAAATAGAATTGGTTTGTATTGCACAGATGGAAATAGTCTTCCAAGAACCTTTTATATTAATAGGCCCGTCACTGTTGGTAACCCATATTCTACAGATCAAATGCTTACCATAAACGATGGTGACTATAACTTGTACACAGTTGATTTGGAAACTCGTTTGTTTCTGAGTAACCCAAATGCAACTATTTCATTTGTTAACATAAAAGAAAATGCTGGAAACTTAACTGCTGGTACTAAAAGATACACGGGATGTTTTATTTCTGGTAAAACCAAAAGTGAATACTTATACCCAACAAACCAAATAAGCGTATATTCTCAGTCCTTTGGAAAAGCATATTTGATTAGTGGAGATGAGCCTGGTAATTTGACAAATAAAGGAATCACTTTGTCTGTCAATAATATTCCTGCTGATATTTATGAGTATTTTGAGCTAGTTGCCATTGAGTATGAAGGTGCTACAATAAGTGCAAAGACGGTACAGCGTTATCCAATTAAAGAAGGTCAGACCGCTTTATTGGTTGAGCATACTGATTTAGGTCAAGATAATATTCCTCTTTCTCTGAATGAGATTCTTGCTATTACAAGCAAGTATACCAAAGCGGCAACATTAAAACTTTTTGATAATCGTTTGACTGCTTCTAATTTGACAGAACAACTTGATTTGAATTTGAGCGAATGGGCAACTACAATTAAACATTCGTTAGAACAAAAAGATTTGGATTCTGTTGGTTTGATGGGTTCTGATTTTAGTGCTGCTGAACCAAATTACAAATTTGGCGAGTATATGAATCCTGAAAATGTGCATTCGTATACTGGTTATATGATGAACGATACCTATCGTTTTGGTATTCAGGTAAAATATAAAGACAGCGGCAAGTGGAGTGTGCCTTATTATGTTGATGACATTCGATTTGATTTTTTGAATTATAATGTTACTGATAATTCATCAGTTCCTGCCTCTTGGAGAAGAACGGCAAATAATATCGACCAGAATCTAACCAAGGGTTCTACTGCTGGTGTGGGATCAAATTTAGATACTGATTTAGCCCTTTATACAAGAGCTTATTATGTTTCTTTCAATAATATCAATATGGATTATATTGAAACGAGCACTGGTAAAAGGATCAGAGAACTTATTTCTGGATTTAGGTTTGTAAGAAGCGAACGTATTCCAGAGGTTATAACTACGGGTCTTTTGGTTATTGGACAGAGTGACTCAAAAAGTAATGTAATCCCATACCCAACACCAGGAGATAAGATTCTTGCTCTTACGGGCTCAGATAAACCAGATTATGGGTTCTTGTGTTCTCCTGATATATATTTTGGTACAACACAATATACATATAGAGCAGGCGATAAACTAAAAGTCATTGGTAGTTATAAAGGAATCAATAGTTCTGCAACTGGTACATCAACTTCTGGAAGAAGTGATACAGGTTATAAATATTCTGTTTCTAACGATTCTAGTCGATATATAGATTATTGTGGTTATTTTGATGACAACAAATTTGCCTATACAGACGTTACGATTAATGCGCATGCTGAATTAACTGGTATAGGTAGTGTTGATTTGGCTGGTCAACCAGTTTCCAAAGCACGCAATGAAACAGGTGGAACTGCTTTTATAACTAGAGTTTCTAACTTTCAACACGCATTTAAATTCCCAGCGTCTATATTTAGAACCTTTGGAGACATTGATGTTCAAAACGAAGACAACGGAGCATATTATGCCCAAGTGTTTAGAGATTTGGGTGCAAATCTAAAATATCCAAAAAATAAAGAATTCAGTACTTATGAAAGTACTGGTCACATTTATACATTGACAGGTGCTGAAAATGGCTTGTTGACACAATCTGTATTTGGCGGTGATGTATTTACTCAGAAAACACATATGCAATTATATATGGCTGATACTTATCAGTCTGCTGCTGAAAGAGGAGGTTATGGTTGGGGATTCTATTCTCAAAATATCACCAATACTCAGATGAGAACATTGGACCAACATAACAATGAATTTAGTGGTCCTGGTTTCTTATTTCCTCAAAATACAGACAAAAGCAACTCTAGTCCTTATGGAACACCATCATTCAAAGATGGATCATTTGGTGCGGGTTTGATATATTGGTTAGAGCAATGGCCCGAAGTTTCAAATCAAACTAATTATAATGAAGGTTATAGTTGGCAAGATAAAGTATTGGTAGAAACTGGATATGATGTGAATAATACTTATGATGGTCGTAAACCAGCAACTATCATTTGGTCTGGGTCAAAAATTGTTGGTTCAAAAGTAGATTCTTATCGCATATTCCAACCTTTGGATTTTGCTGATTTGGATTTGACATATGGTGAAATTGCTCACCACGATGTCATAAATAATGCTTTCTATACTTGGCAAGATTATTCTTTTCAAAGACAATATTTCAGAGATGCAAGTTTAGTAAATTCTAAAGAAGGTTCTGAAATTGTTGTAGGTGCTGGTTCTATTTTGGGAGCACCAGGAGTCGAATTGACATCAATCGGTTGCGACAAAAAATGGAGTATTATTTTAGGTCATAACACCAATGGTAAAGAAACTGCGTATTGGTATAATGATCGTTTGCAGAAATTTATTCGACTTGCTGGGGACGGTGTACAAGTTCTTAGTGATAGAGGAATGGTTTCATTCTTTACTACAGAGGGTAAATATAATCGTGATAATTATAAACCACTAAGTGGTTATGGTGTTCACGCTGTTTGGAATGATAAATACTCTGAAGCAATATTCAGTTTCAAGTATACAAAACCACTTTCAGAAGTTGATAGTTATTTCACTATTGTATATGATGAATTGAAAAATGGATTCGTTAGTTTCCATTCTTACAATCCAAATATTTATTTGAGATATCAAAACACATTCTTCTCAACTAAACCAGATGAGCAGAATAAAATTTACTTACATGATTCTGGAACTGAGGCCGAATACTATGGGACTCAGAATGAAGGAAACATAACAATGATAATGAACTATGATGGAAACATTTCTAAAAACTTTGAAGCGTTACAAGTTAACAGCACAAAAATACCGTTCTATACTTGGCTATATACGGAAGATCATGAATCATATTTGGACGAAACTGAATTCGTAGAGAGAGAAACCTTATGGTACTCTCCAATCAAAAATGATATTTTGACCGCTCCGTTCTCAAGTAATTCTGAAGACTCAACTCGACTTTTTGGTAAATATTTAAAAGTCAAATTGAGTCTTGAAGCTGCTGGACATAACCAGAAATTGATTAATATGATAGTCAAGTTCCGACCTATGTCTAGATTGTACAACCAGTAAAATTTATTATATTTGTAATAATGGATCCGCTAACCTTAGCATTAGTAACACAACTCGGACAAGCAGGCTATCGTTATTTTAAGTCATCTCAAGGATTGAGAGATATTAATCTTGAGGCGATGCCATCAGTTTTGGAAAGCAAAGCTATGGCTCCGTATTTAGAAAATCAACGATTAGCCCAAAAAATGGGACAGTTGGATCCTGCCGCTGTTCGTTTGGCTAAACAACAACAAGCATTAGAATCTGCTCGTAATCAACGATTTTTTGGAGATGTTGGCGGTGGACAATTGTCTTCTGCGGCTTCTCGTTTAGGTGCTTTGGGCACAACTCAAACTGCTTTGGGATTGGCTGGAATGCAGCAGGCTGCCACACAGCGTGGTTTGGCTGCTCAGACATCTGCTAATATGCAGTTGGGACAATTGTATCAACAAGATGTTCGTAATCGTTTGCAACAACGTATGCAACAAGAACAAGCATATGGAATGGCTAAACAGCAATCTTTCCAAGATGCAATTGGTGCAGTTGGTGGATATGCAATGGGAATGAATGCAAACAAACAAGCTGATTTGAACCGACAATTCTGGAAAGATTTGTATGGTAAAGATACGGTTCCAACTACTACGCCAACTGATAATATAGTAGACAGTGCTTCAGAAAAAACATTGCAAGGATTTAGGGATGCATCTTCTCTGCCTTCGATGGAAGAATATAAAAAAAATACAGCATCTCAGTCTAATACATTAGGCGGTCAATATGCTGCCAATCAATTGAATAAATTGTATCAGGGACCAGGTACTAGTTTTGGTCAGTCTTCTATGATGAATACTAAATTTCCAAGAACATTGTATCCTAGTTCTTTGAATTATACTGGAGCAATGAATCAATATCCTCAGACGTATATGGGACCTAATTTTGCGTCTTATGACCCATATAACTTTATGGGACCGTTGACAGGATTAGAAAAATTCAATAAATAATGGCTACATCATTAGGCGAAGGAATAGCATTACAAGGCAGGACTAATATTGCAGAGCAAATTGGTCGTATGCAGTTTCAGGCTGGCGAAGCAGAAAAAAATCGTCAGGCAAAATTAGCAATTGCCGGTGCTGAAAAAGCAGCAAAACAAGAAGAGCAAGACTTGAAAAAGTTTGCTTTGCCTAGTGGTGCATTTCATCGTTTGGTGCTTCCTGATGTTCAAAAAACACAGGTTAAATATCTTGATGAATTTAGAAAATTAAAACAAGAAAATCCTCAGACATATCAAAATGCAGTTGGAGAACTTGCGGCTGCTTATGATCGTGAAATGGCAGTATATGCAACTCGAAGCAAAGATTTGAATGCTTATGATCTTATGACTGCCACTCAAGATAAAGGAAGTTCATATTTTAGTAATAACTGGAAGAAATTCAATACTGCTTATGAAAATGCATCGGATTGGAATTCTTTAGTTGGTGGATTGGAAAAAGCTGGATGGCAGCCCGATGCTCAATTGGGTCTCAGACCAAATGGAAGTATAAACTACACCCCTGTAAAAAGGTCTGATCCTCAGAAACTAATTGAAGCAGAAATATTCAAAATACCAACGGTAGAATTCAAATCTTCTATCAAAGGACAAAAGTATGGGTATTCAACAGAAATAATGAAATTGCGTCCTGTAACTAGGGAAATAAGCCCTCTCGGTGTTTCTGTTCAAGAGGTTGCTCAGTACAATCCGACACTAGGGCAAAACGCTGCTAGTATTGAAGATGTTGTAGACGATTTCTTGCTGTATTCTCCAAAGGATATGGTGTTCCAATATGCTGATCAAAATAGTCTTAATTATCAAACTGATGATAGTGGTCAATTGACAGAAGAGAGTTACGCTCAAATAAAAGACCATATTATGGGATGGGCAGAAAAATATTCTTCTCCAACAGTTCAACGGAGTTTTGTTAGAGAACATCAACCACTTCCGGTAGATAGAGAAGAGGGATCAGTTGCTGCTTTTGTTCCTAGTGTTGGTATTTATGCAAGTACATACGGGGGAGATAGTACATTTGAATTTGGAAACCTTCCTTATAGTTTTGATAAAGATCCGCAACAAATTCCTGGTAAACCAATAGACACATTTACATCGGATTTTAATCCTTTGGATAAACCAGCAACCCTTCAAAATGTCAAGGCTACGCAAGTAGTTCTTTTGGGTGTTGATAACACCGGCAAACCAATCAAAGTTGACCCTAACAATCCAGCAAATTCTAAAGGGAATTTGGTTGGTGTAGATTTGTTTGTTCAATTGCAATCTGGTAGTGGTCCTTATTACTATAAAAAAATTGATAGTTATGCTTCTATAACAAATCAGTTTTTGAAAAAACCAAACAATCAACTCGAAGCAGAAATAAAGAGAATGAATCTTCGTGCTGCTAAATATGATACTTTAATTCAAAAACGCAGAGAAGTTTCAGGATATACTTGGGATGCACTGATTGCACAGCCTGAATAAATTCAAAGAATTTTATTATCTTTGAATAATGGCTATCAGAAACGTAAACGATCTGTATACTCAATTATCTCAGAGTGAAGATTTTGCAGCCCTATTCAGTTCTCCAGAAGATTTTGCAACTACCTTACAATCAATGTCTCCTGAAAGGCAAGAGGCATTTTATAACAAGTTAGGTGTAGAGGCTCAAGTAAGCAAAGATGACTTTCTTTCAACTTTAAAAAAAAAAGACGAAAGCGCAGATTCTTTATTTACTTCGCCATCGGATGGAGGTGAGCAACCTGGTCCTGTAAATCCGTTTGCGCCTCGTAAAACTTTATTGCCTACAGCCACTGGTCCTATCAAGGGTCAGACGTGGGAAGAGCGTTTCCCAACTACGCCTGAACAAAAGAAAGCACTTCAAGCTCCAGAGGCTATTCAAAGAGCCCAGGAAGAGGCTTACCAAAACAGAAACATTTATACTCCTCCGCAGAAAAAGGTTGTTACTCAGGAGGAATTAGCCCAATCTCGTCAACTTGAACAAGAAAGACAATGGGCTTCCGATATGCCTCAGATTCAAACTATTGATTTTGAAGCAATTGATAAAGGTAAGGCTATTGTAGCCGATATGAAGGCTAAGAGCCAAGCCGAAGAAGATGAGCAAATCATCGCATTCAAGCAAGATGATAATTCACTTTTCAAGGGGATTGATGCTGGTCAATATGAATATAGAACGCCTGAAGGTATTTCATTTGATTTAGACGAGTATGCCATTGGCCGTGCTTTGTTTGAAGGAGATAAACTTGAAATCTTCTCTAAAGGCACAGGTCAGAAAGTCGATGTTAGAAACCCTCAACAAAATTTGTTGGATGGTCGAAATAACTACAACTACATTGATGAGAACTCCATTAAAGATAACCTTATTGCTAGTGGGTTCACCGAAGAACAAGCAGATAATGAAATCTTGCGCTTAAAGCAACAATATGTTGCAGTAGGAGCAAAGACCGAAAGTGATAATCTGAAGAAAACCTTGTTGGCTCAGTATGGCAACCAAGGATTGGCAAACCAAGCATATATCAATTATTGGCATAATCGCTCATTTGATATGTTGCAAGGCTCTGAGAAAGAAGCGTATGCCATCGTTCAGCAGATGGAAATCTTGAGAAAGAAGATGCTTGAGTATGGTGTTACAGGAACTGTTACTGATATAAATAGGCAATTGGAATCTTTGCAGAACCAATTGAGCGAACTTAGAGACAACCCAAACAATCTATACGATTGGCGTACAGGTGAGTTTGTAGATACACGCATTCAAGACAATAGAAAGAAAGTTCAAGATATCCAAAAAGAAAACGAAAGTTTTCAAATAAAATACAGCGATCAGCCCAAAGATGTTCTTGTTAAAAGAAGAGATGAGTTGATGGCTCAACGCTCATTCATCATCAACAAGATGGCTGAAGATGGGCTTGATATTCCTGAAGAAGGGTCTTGGAATGCTATTTCAAGAAGCGTAATGGCTAGTATTGCTAGTCAAGGAAGTGGTCTTATTTATCTACCTGATGGCAGACAGGTTGATGCAGAAATGTACAAACGTAAAATGGAAGACTATAATAGTCAACTATATAGCGTTATGCGTGAACTGTATGGTTTGAATCGTGCCGTAATGCTGAATGAAAATGTGGCTCTCCGTAAACAAACAGAGAGTCTTATGGAATCTGTTGTCAAAAATTTAGGAATTGCCGCTGAAAGTATCGGCAGAGAATTTGTTCCGGGTCTAAGCACAGAAGATGCAAATTCTGAATTTAATACAAGAAACAGCGTATTGGATGCATTGGAGCAATCTGGTTATACGGTTCCAAGTGGTTTGCGTTCTGCCGCTAGTGCAAGTGTAGCAGAAACAATTTCAGGTAGTGCAGGTATGCTTGCCGATGCTATGGTACAAATTGCATTGGGTAATATGCTAGTTCCAGAAATCACCGCTATGCGTTGGGCAAAAGGATTTAACAATCTCTTGAAGACCAAATACGGCAAGACTGGTGAAATGGTATTTGCCAATACATCAGATATGATTCGCCAAGGTGCAATCTTTCAAGCGGCAGGACAAGGATTTGCTACAGGTGCGGGTGAAGCAGTCGGACAAATGGCAGTCAATGCTCTAAACTTGGAGAAACTATTTGCTAGTGGATCAAGAATCCCAGAATTCTTGGTGAGAACTATCGCTGGTGGTACAGCAGAAACTGTTCAAGAATACGCAGGTCAGTATCTACAAGTTATGATAGATAACGGTATTGACATAGATAAGAACTTTAGAGATGCATTTGGGCACGATATGGAATCTGCTTTGGATCAGTTGCTTGTTATTGGAATAACATCGGCTGGTTTTTCTGGTGCTGCTAACTTAAAAATCTTGACTGCAACAAATGCAAAATTGCGTCAAATCTTAGAAGATCCAACACAAGCTGCTTTGTATGGAGAAGTTCTCACAGAGGAAAAGAAAAAAGAAGTTGAACAAGTTCTTAAAATTGTTGAGGATAAAATAGCAGATAAACAAACTCGTCAAACAAATGATGCTGTTGTTTCAGCAGAGTCTAGTGAACACGTTCCATACGAACCAGCAGGTAATGTAGAGGACCAAATCAATACTCTTAATGAACAGCGTAAACAAGCATTGGAAGAACTATATGGTGCAGAAGGGCCTCAGAGTCAAGAGCAGCAAGCCGAATACGAACAGAAGGTTGCGGCTATCAACCAAGAGTTTGACCAAAGAATCAGTGATATAACTCCCAAGACAGCAACATTTGAAAGTGTAACTGGAAATAATAAGAATGCTGTATTGGGTTCTGCTGATTTGCAATCGGAAGCAACCCAAGAGTTCCTTGCTAATATCAAGAATCCTCGTGAGCGTAAGAATGCTGCTACACTCATCGCTATTGCAAATAACGCCAACAGCACGCTTCAGAGCGTACTTCCTGGTGTAAACATAGTTTTGCATACCACAGATTCATTCCGTCAAAAAATGAAGGATATTGGTGAGCGTGCAAATCGCAAAGGAAACTTTTCTATTGTAGAGAATTTAGATGGTACACGTCAAATCGAAATTCAAATTGATTTGGAAAAGGGCAATTATGCTGATATTGCTCACGAGGTAACTCACGGGATTCTCTATAATAAATTCTTTAATCACGAGGGCAGAGATGCTGAAATTGCTCGTGCCAAGAAAGCACACACTGGAACGGATGCCGAATGGTCTCAGACACTTAATGATATCAATACAAAGTATGATACCGAGTTCTCAGAAGTTTTCAAAGAGTTTAAAGACAAAATAGAAAAGCATATAACACAGCAAGGCGGTGCATATTTGAATCGATTTGCTAATGCCTATAGCACAACAGATCAAGCAGAAGAATGGATTACTGAATTCACTGCTATGATTAGTAAGAATGCGGAGACAATCGCACAAGAAGACCCAGGTTTCTTCCAACGTTTGCTTGCCATCATTAATAAAATAATTAAATCAATCGGTAAAGAAGCAGGTATTAAGTTCCAAGAGTTTAAGGATACCCAAGAGGTGTTAGACTTTTTCAATACTATTGCTGAATCTATCCGTAAGGGTGAAGGCATTAAACAGGCTAAAGTTTCTAAAAAAGAAGCAGCACCTGTAACTGAGCAACCAACAACTGCACAACCAGGAGCAGAAGTAAGAAGTAAAGCTAGACTAACAGAAATTAGCCCTGTTGATTTTTCAACGGCAATGGAACTGAAATATGGAATAACTTTAGATTTGATGGGGAATCAAACAAAAGGCGATTTGAGTTTGAGTCGTATAGTTGTTCCAGAAGATAGTAGGGGTCAAGGTGTTGGTCAGCAAGTAATGCAAGAGATTATTGCTTATGCTGATGCAAACAACAGAAGAATAGTTTTGACACCATCTACAGATTTTGGTGGTACAAGTGTTTCAAGGCTAGTGAATTTTTATAAGCAGTTTGGATTTGTTGAAAACAAAGGTGCAAATAAAGATTTCACTACTAAAGAGGCAATGTACAGAGAACCTCAACCTGAAGTAAAAAGTGAGGCTAAACCAACAGAAGAATTTTTCAGTTCTATTGAGGATAAATATAAAGAATCAAAACTCTCAATTAAATATAATGAAGATGAAAACGGAAAAATTTCTTTGGGAGACATTAAATATAAAATCGGTGAATATGACTTTGCAGGAATAATTGGAGCAAAAAAATTTGTAGATGATTTAGTTTCTTTTGCCGATGAGAATGATAAAACAATTGTTATTAATCCAAAAAAATTATTTTTTCAGAATACAGATACAACATATGAAAGAGAGGTAATGCATTATTATGATGATGCTGAATACTTTGCTGTTGCTGGATTTGAAAAAGTCGGAGAAACTTGGGTTAGAAAACCAAAAACAATAAACGAAAACTTAAAACAATATACAAATGAAAGACCAATCGAAGAAATTGGAACTTCCGTGGAAGAATCCAGAAAACCAGTCACGGAGCAAGAACTTACTGGCATCGTGGGAAAAGAGATTGCCAATGAAGCCACAAGAATTCTTGAAGTTATGGGATGGAATCCCGATGCCGAAATTCAAAAAAACGGAAAATTCGGATATGAAAACAAAGAAGTAGAAGGTTATGAACGTATAGATACCGATGTTATTGATCAGTTTTTTCAAAATTGGTCAAAAGAAAACAATGTATATCTTGAAAACCCATATGATGTATTTGATAAAAATGGCTTACAAAGATTAGGGAAAGGTACTGAGTCTGTAGTATATATTGGTAGCGATAGTAAGTATGTTTATAAACTTACTCATCCAAACAAAATGCATTGGAATACTTTAGATTTTTTGATTAAGACCCAAATAACAAATTCTATTTTTCCAGAAAGTGCTGTAGAAATATTAGGGTTTACAGATTTTTATCATCCTGACACAGGGTCTGAATTTGGAATAGTAACCAAACAACCATTCCACGAACCATGGCCTGATGCCGTGGAAGTATCAGATAATGATATTGAGACTTTTATTAAAAGTTTAGGATTTGATGTAGATATAGATGAAGGTGGATATGTTGATGCTTATAAGAAATCTTTGGGTCTTACGCTTTTGGATTTGCATGGTGAAAATCTATATTGGGCTAAAGGTCAAGATGGGCAACCTTATATTGCAGTAGTAGATTCTTCTTTAGGTTATTTTAAAGACTTTAAAAACAATGGAGTATCGTACCAGCAAATAGTTTTTGAAAAATTCAAGAGCAAAGGTCGTGTGGAAGAAGAACCTGTATATGAATCTACAGAGGATGACTTCCAACTCCCATTTGGTAAATATAAAGGAGAATGGTTTACCACTACTCCACGAGCATATCAAAGTTGGTTATTTAAGCAAGATTGGTTCCAGCCTAAAGATTATCTGAAACCCAAATCACAGCAAGAGCAAACAAAAGATATTCAGCAAATTCGTAACAAAGCACGAACTGTTGAATTTGATAAGAATACACAAGAACTTACCATTGATGGTGTAAAAGTAAATATTCCATCTGTATTGTATGATGTAAATAACTCTATTCCAAATGCTTTGGCATTTGCAAGTGAGTCAGAGATTCCTACTAATCTGGAGTTTAAGAGAGCGTTACAAGACAGGTTCAATTCTTCTATTCCAATGTTGAAAAAACAATATGGAGAGAATTTTGATCCTAAAAAGGAAAATGATGCTCTTAAAGCATATTTGGTTGACGCTTATGTATTTGAAACATTGGTGGCAATGAAATCATTCCCAGATGCTTTGGGTTGGTATGATGCCAAAACTAAAGCCGCAATGGAAATTATGTCTTTGATTCATCCTGAGATAAAAACTGATCCTATTGCTGCTGGTATGTTTAAAATTGCTGTTGCTGTAACAAGTAATGGTAATAAGGTAATTGATAACTTTATTGAAGCAGATCGTCAATATAACTATTTTAAAGACAACGGAAGATTTGATGAAAGCAGGTCGATTGGGACTCAGTCAGCAGGAATCAAATCAACTTTTGTTCTTGCCAATGAGATACTAAAGACCTTACCAAAGGACAAGTTTATCAAGTTCTTGACTAGTAAGTTCAAAGCTGGTGAATTAAAATACAGAGACGCTAAAGGTAGTTTGCAAAGTATAGCAACAGGATTTAATGGAGATACTGTAGTATTTGGAGCATCTATTTTTGGTCCTAAAATTGGCAACGGATTCTTTATGAATTTGTATGGTGATTTTAGCCAATTGACAATGGATCGTTGGTTTATGCGTCAATATGGTCGCTTGACTGGAAGATTGATTGATGTTGATCCTGCAAAAGTTACAGATGGTACTAATCGTCTCAAAGAAACGCTGAAGGCTTTAAGCACAAAAGAAAAAAATATTCTTGAAGGCTTAATTCCAAACTATCGTTCTTACAGCCCAACAGAATTATCTGATAAAATTGCTAAAGTCAGCGGCAAAGTAGAAAAACGAGAAATCCTTCAGCAGAGTAAAAATCTTGATGAGGTTCGTAAGGCGGGTAATTCTCTTAGCAAGAATACAAAAGGAGAAATTGAAGCACCAAAGAATGGGACTCAGAGGAATTTCATCATAAGTGTATTTGATGAAGTTCAAAGTAAACTAAAAAATGAATATGGTTTGGACATTACAATTGCTGACTTGCAAGCCGTAAACTGGTATCCTGAAAAAGCATTGTATCAAACATTCCAAAAAGGAAGAACAGAAGAACTTGGTGCTGAAGAAACAAGCGATAATGAGCAGCCTGATTATGAGTCAGCCGCTAAGAAATTGGCTAAGTCGTATGGCTACAGCGAAAAAGAAATTAATAAACAACTAACAAATCAAGATGGAACTAGAAAATTTGACACAGGAGGAAATCAAGAGTTTGGCCGAGACCATAGTGACGTTGGGGTCGAACTTGTAAAGCAAGAAATCTTAGACACCACGGCAAAACTAAAAGCTGCCCAAAAAACTAAGAGCAAGGGTCGTATTGAACCTTGGAGTACACCACAGCAAGAAATCAGTTCTGCTGGTACTTCAATCAACAAGGCTAAGTTACCAAGTGTTTACAGCGACAAGAAGTTCTTGAACATCTTGAAAGCCGTACCTGGTGATAGCATTGTAATTGCCGATATCGGAAGTGGAAAGTACGCCAATCAGAACATCAAACCTCTTTTGGAAAAAGGAGAAATTGCCGAGTTCATCAACGAATCTTCCAAGAAGATGCTCAGTGAAAAAGCAATTCCTGCCTTGGAGGAAGTTTTGGGTAACAAAGAAATTTCTTATTTCCCTTATGACCCATTCAACCAACCTGCTGAGGTAAACGAGGAAACAATTAGTATGGTTCGTGATGGAAATGCAGATGTTGCTGTATCTCCAAACGTATTGAATGTTATTGCTGAGGCAGAAGCACGAGAAGGTGTTATCGCCAATATGGCAAATGCTGTTGGTACAAAAGGTACTGCTGTATTCCAAATCTACGAAGGGGATCCTAAAGACCGTGGTGTTGGAAAAGAAACCAAAACAGCAGGCGAAACAAGTTGGCAAAATAACCAAGCCACCGCTTGGTATGTGCCTGAAATTCAAGCCTATTTTGCTAATGTAACTCGCTCTGGAAACATCATTCTTGCCGATAATCGTGGTCAAGTAATGGAAGGGGCAAAAGTTGATGGTAATACTATCCACGGTATCAAGAATAAGGCAAGAATTGAAGAGAAAGTTAAAGAGTCTAAAGCCTATGGTATTCCTCAGCGTTACAAAGGTGATGTAGGCAAAATGATTGGCGGTGAACTTTATGTTCATAAGAGTGCCAATGATGTTCTTCCTCAACAAGCCCTAATTAATGCCGAGAGCAAATTGCCAGAGGATTTTGAGTATGAAGTAATCAAATACAATGCTGCTGATGGATCATTCTCGTTCATTGCTAGTCCCGATTGGGATTCGGCCTCAGAACCAATTGTAGGAGATGCCTATAAGGTTAAAAAGAATGGTGAAGTAAGTGTAACAAAACAAAAAGCTGATCCTCAAATCTATCACCACAAATGGAATTTTGTTCGTGATAACTACAATGGCTTTGATATCCAACAGAGCATCCAACGCTCTATTGATTGGTATCGTGATGCCAAGGAAGATATCAATATGTATAAGATTGGGACTCAGAGTTATTGGAATGAAAATGCTGTCCCTCTTATCAAGGATACTACCAAAATCATCAACAAAGGTCGTGTAGCAGGACAAGATGTAATAGACGACTGGAATGATTTGCTGCGTAATGGATTCAGCGGAATAGGTGCATATTACGAACTACAGAAAATTGGTTACACTCCCGGAGAAATCAAACGATATATTCCAGAAATGGAAGAGTATTGGTCTAGGGCTGCTGTAAACAAGTTTGCTCGTACTATCAGAAAGCATAAAAACAAAATCAGAAAACGCCAAGAAAAAATACGAGTTGAGTTGGGCAAATATCCTCAACTTAGTACCGTATCAATGTATGATGTACTTAAAAAACAAGGCTATGAAGATTTTGAAATCTATAAAGCATTCTATGAAGAAGGATTCCAACCATCGGAATTAGATGACATATTTGGTGAAAACTATCGTCAAACTATCGAGAAAACACTAAAGGCCAAAACAGCAAAAGGTAAATTGTACAATCGTGATTTCTTGCGTGAAGTCAAAAATGATGCTCGTAGTCGTAAGTTGGTAGATATGGCCGACCAAATGAATAGATTGTTTGGTTTTACAAATGGGGTTATTGACAACGAGGCTATGATAGATATGATGGCCGAGGCTCTTGAGGAAACCGGAATGGAATTCGCTTTGCTTCAAGTCACTAATGATATCAGAGAAAAAAGAAAGCAGATTGAACAAGACATAGCCGTCTTCAAGCAAATTTCTCGTGGTGAGGTTGATCCCAATACTCAAATCAATGTTGCTCGACTTTTGTCTCTTGCTGGTCGTATGTTGAGAATGGGTAAAGGTTTGTTTGATAACCAACAAAACTTTGAAGAGGCCATCTTTAGAAGTTTAGAGAACATTACCTATAAAACAGAAGTTGCTAAGGGTGAGAACATAAAAATGGCTATTGTTCGTCAAAAACGAGCATTTAAGTTAACACCTACTCAGAAAAATGGAATCAGAAAAAAGATTCAGTTGTTCAGAGAAGCCAAAGCAAAATATGATGCTGAACTTGACAATTTGCAGATTGCTCCTGCTAGTGCATATACAGATGCCCAATATGAAATTTTTGATAAAACAAAAATTGAATTTGAACAAGCTGCTCGTGCATTGAAACTTGAAATTGATAAGTTTAGAAGAAAAAGCAACACAAGATGGTTTACCTCAATGGAAGCAGTTGCTTTGTTGAGTTTTAGAACTGTTGTTATTGGTGCTATTGGTAACCTTGAAATGTATTTGGCCAACAAAGGATACAACACTAAACTTTTTGGATGGAGCAGAAGACTTGCAAACAAAATTACTGCTGTGTGGAATCAGAAGGATAATTTGTCAGCTGCATCAGAATTAGTAAAAAGAGGTGCGATGGCCGATGTCGACTCCAATTTGTATCGCAGTTTGGCTTGGAACGAAGGTGTTCAGCAAATCAGAAACATTTTAGAAAATACGATTGCAGAATCTAGTACTTCTCAGAATGGATTTTTGAACGGACAAAATCAAATCGATTCTATGAGCGAATTGGTTGTTGGCGGTAAAATGCTTGTGACATTGATGAAAAATGTTTTCAAAAGAGAAGATTTGAAGATGTCAGATGAAGAATGGGCGAATATGTTTGATGAAATGTTGTTGATGTTGAATGAAAAAGATGCAAATGGTAAGTACAAATTAGAAACTATGGATCCAAAGGGATATACCGCTGCTACAACGCTTTTGCGAGGCATATTCGGATATATTCCAACTGCTGTTGGTAAATCAATTGCTCTTTCGGGTGACCGTGTTTTCTACAAAATGGGATATTATGAAGCACTTGCTTCTTTTGCTGCCTCACAAGGAATAACAGACCCTGCAGAGATTAAAAAATTCATTCGTTTGAATTCTGCTCCCGGAAAAAATGCTGATTTTATGGCTGAACGTGCAGGTAGCAAAAGGATTTTTGCCAATGATAACAAACTTACGGATTGGGTTGGTAAAAGAAGATCTTCTAGCGAAAGAAGAAGAAAACAGATTACGGCTAGAAAAATATTCTTCAAAACCCAAAAGAAACCAGTAGGAAAAGAAAATTTAAAATTAGCAGCAAATGCCGCTGCTTCTGCGGGAGGAGTTGCGTTTAGCCCATTTACTCGTATTCCACCTAACTTTATGATTCAGGCATTGAGAAAAACTGTTCCTGGTTGGGCTTTAGTTGATGCTTTGCTTCAGCAATCAAAACTAACAACAATGATGGAAGAGTATGAAAACTTGTTTGGTCTTGATAAAAATGCAGAATTGACTCCATATCAGCTGAAGGAACAAGAAAAAATGCGTCAGAGTATTTTTGAACAACAGAGAGCTGTTGCCCAAGGATATGTAGACACATTCCAAGCAATGCAAGTTGCTGCTTTTATCGGTATATTGTTGATGAGTGGTGCGATTGGAGCACCATATGGTGATGACCCAGACGAAAGAAAAGCAGCTCGTGCGGCCAATATTGCAAACCAACCTCCAGGAAAAATAAACATTACCCACCTTTTGGAGTGGATGTCAGGTAAAGATGTGACTGGTCGTACTTATCAAAAAGGTGATTTTACAATTAACTATGTGAATGCGGGAATGGTTGGATTTGCTATGAGTTATATCTCATCTCTTTATTATGGAGCAAAAGCCACAGAGCGTGCAAATGAAAATGTTATGGGTATGCCAGATGAAATGCTTTCATCAATAACAACAAGTATGATTGCCGAATCTATTACAAATGGTATTACTAGTTTGAGTTTTATTCAGACCATTGCAAGCGCAATTAGTGCAATAAAATCAAAAGAACAAGGTTTTGAAAATATTTTATTGAACTTGAGCAAGACTATATTGACGGTTCCTACAATGGCCTATGGTGTATTTGGGGCTGTTGAAAAGGCAGAAGGTATAACTGTTGACTCAATGAGAAATTACTATCCTGATTTGGAACCAGATGAAGCGGCAATGGGTGTATTCAGAGCCAAGTTGTGGACCTCTTTGACAGGTAGGTCACCTATTTCTCTTTTTGGTTTGAAAAATTCTAAGGGTGAGTTCTTGAGTCCATTTGCCTCTCCGTTTTATGTGCCACAGATTGGGCCTCACGGGGAAGAACTATACAAGAAGAATACATTTTGGGATGTTCGTTCTGGCGAATTGAGCGATAGAGTTGCTGCTTATATCCAAGCAAGTTTTGATCCTTTCTCTATGAGTACATATGAAGGTTTTGTTTCTAGTGTTAAAACATTTGACAATAAAGAGGCGTATAAACCTGGTGATATTATTGAGTACAATGGTGAGATTTATGGAGTTAAGAAAAATATTGCTAGTGGTTCAAATTTCAAAAATTTGGTGTCAAGCGAAGACGAAAATGCTGATATAGAATACATCTCAACTACAACAAAGTTCTTTGACAAAGAGGATTATATGAGAAATAAGTTGGGTACAATTGCTACTGAAAACCTCTTTAATCTTATTAGTATGTATCAAGAAGCAACCGGAAGTCGTAAAGACTATCAAGTTCTTACAAGATTCTATGATCCTTACTTAAAAGCAAAAGACGCACAAGGAGAATTTTCTATTTATATTCCATTGAAATACCAAAAAGAACTTGCTTTGTTACGAGGAGATATTGTTAGAAATTCTTATGACCAACAGCAGATTCAAGAACAAACGCAAAACTTGCAGAGACTAGCAAATGAATTAGAGGATGAAGAATACTATAAAATTGCAGAAGAGCAAATAGAAACTATTCTTTATGGTCCTATGAATCCTACGACTTATGAAAGAAGTGGTGGTATTGTTGATGCTATTAACAAAAATCTTTCTAATTTAGAGAGTACTGTTGAATATAGAGAAATACAACGTAAAGCTTTACTAGAAGGACTTGCTAATGGTGTATTTACAGAGGAACAATACCTCCGTATGGCTAATGCAGAAGGGCTCGGACCCATCCTACAAGGACTGCCTAAAGAGAAATTGAAATTTAAAGAATAATTCGTAAATTTGGGATATGGCACTAACTATCAAAACTAATGTCGTAAATACTGCTACGAGCATGGGAATTATCGATGCAACTGGTAATTACGATGCAGTAACAAACCCTGGCGGTTGGATTGCGGAAACGGCTCGCACTTTTACAACAGGTGTCAATGTGAGTACGGATATATTAACCTTGAACGATCATGGTTTTTATATGGGTCAAGTGGTGACTTACACTTTTGGTAGTGGGTCAGGAATGGCTTCTATTACCACAGGAACTAAATTGTATGTGAATGTAGTCGATGCAAATAGTTTGCGATTTTCTTTGTATCCTACTTATCCTGGTTTGATACCTTATCTTGATTTGAACAATGCTACTCTTACAGGAACACATTCACTTACTCCGTACAATGATGTTCGTGCTCGTGTTAGCAATATTAATCTTGTCATAACCCCTCCAAACAAAACTGCACTTAGTGCAATTCCTGTATCTAGTAGTTATTGGATTAATAATTATGGATATGATTTGACTTCTTATGTTACACTTGCTGAAGGCGTGTGGCAGTATGATTTTACTTGGACAATTGATAGTTTGCCTGTTCAAGTAACAGCATATCAATTGCGTGATGAGGAATTAAAATGTGCGATTGGTAAGTTAGCATTGAATGATTTATGCAAATCGGACTACGCTGCTATAAAATTTGAATACGATCGTATGCGCCAAGCATTTGAATGTACGGAATATGAAATCGCACAAGATATCTACAACGATATCAATGATATGCTTGTAGATTGTAATGGAACTGGAACACTGAACTGCGGTTGCGGATGCTAATATGACAACAGAAGAGAAGGTTGCACAGGCTTTTTTGGGTCTCAGAAAATACTTCTGCGAGTTA